ATAAACCCTCCCCACTTACCAATAAAAGAAAGTGGCTGTAAACAGGCTCTAAAGCCCTTTAAAAGGCTTTTAAGATGGAAGAGCATCTCGACTAGTTATAAGAAAGAAGAAGAAGAAAACAATGCTTGACAACACCCAACAAAGCATGTAACACTATGGGGGGTAAGGGGGGTGATATAGATGATATAGTTGTTAAAGCTTAAGTTGTTATAAGTATATAATATCTTTATAACACTACTTATGTTAATTACCTATAATATGTTATAAACCTATAAAGACACTATTTACTACTTAATATCATATTATGAAAAAGACTAGTAATATAAATATCTTCATACATTAACATCTATAACATAGGTATGCTTCTATACAATGTTATCAATAATTAAAACCAATATGAAAAAGCCTTCTGTAAGTTTGTTATCCACCAAGACCTATTTAGAATCTGTTGGATTGTTATCATCCAAGCCCTATTCTGTTGTCACTGATGTCTATGCAGCCATGCACAGAGGTAACATTGATAACATCCACATTCCTCATAGTGATGTTTATTTTGTAAGAACAGCTTTGGAAAAGCATACAGGCTATTGGTTTCCTCTTGATGCTGTTGAAAAGGCAATGGTGGCTGAGGGTTGGAGAGATAGGAAAGGAAATAGATATGGATAAGAAGGCTTCTTCTGTTAACAGTGCAGGGGTTTATACCAAGCCCACAATGAGGAAGGCGTTATTCAACAAGATTAAAGCTGGTAGCAGGGGTGGTGATGCTGGTGAATGGAGTGCTAGGAAAGCTCAGCTATTGGCTAAGGAATATAAAGCAAAGGGTGGGGGCTATACCAAATGAAGAAGCCACAGGAGTCTTTGAAGGAATGGACTAAGCAGAAATGGACTACCAGTGATGGGAGTCCTTCTGAGGGGAAGAAGAGATATCTTCCTGAAGCTGCTTGGAAGGGCTTGTCTGCTCAAGAGAAGGCTGCTACAAATAAGGCTAAGGCTGCTGGTAACAAAGCTGGCAAGCAGTTTGTTGCTCAGCCAAAGGCCATAGCCAGAAAGGTAGCGAAATACAGATGACAATTGAATATAGAGGCAAAACCTTTGAGGGGTATAATAAGCCCAAGAAATCAGACAAGCCAGAAAAGAAGATGATGGTGTTGGCAAAAGAAGGAAGTGTGGTAAAACTCATTCACTTCGGAGATGCCTCTATGGGACACAATTATTCCCCAGAAGCAAGAGCCAATTTTAAAGCAAGGCATGGAGATAATATTGCCAAAGGGAAGATGAGTGCTGCTTATTGGGCTAATAAGGAGCTTTGGGCTGGAGGTGGTGGTAGTGTTAAACAACCCCCTAAAGGTCAGAAACAGAAGTTTGGAAAATAATTATGGCAACAGATGCAGAGAAAGTTAAGAAATATAGAGACATGGCTGAGGATAAAACCATTCCTCAAGATGTTAGAAACAGCTATCTAGACAAGGCCAATGCCATTGAGCTTAAAGCCTTTGAAGACTACAAAGCTGGTGGCACACAGACTAACAAGCCTTCCAGTGCTCCTGCTGCTTCTGCTAAGAAGAAGGAGATGGCTAAGGGTGGTTATGCCACCAAGAAGCCTATGATGATGAATAAGGGCGGCTACGCCAATTGTGGAGCTTCTATGGCTCCTCAGCAAAAATCTAAGAAATAAAGGAAACTATTATGATGAACGAAAAGAAAATGAAAGCCCCCATGAAAATGGCTAAAGGTGGTGCTGCTAAAGCTGGTATGGAAAAGAAGCCCGTGCTAGCCATTATGATTGGTGTTGGTAAGCCTAAGAAAGAAATGGCTAAAGGCGGCATGCCTAAGAAGAAATAATATGGCTACGCAATTAACAAAGAAGCAAACGGCTAAGGTGGGTAAGGTTATGCGTGAGTTTAAAGCCAAAGGGTTGCACAGTGGTAAAGGTGGCCCCTTGGTTAAAAACCCAAAGCAGGCTGTAGCCATTGCTTTGTCTGAAGCTTCTAGAATGAAGAAGAAGTAATGCCAGCAAAAGATGTTGCCAAATTTGTAACAAAGGGAATCAATGTTACAGCTACAGCCGCTGATGCCAGTGCTCAGTTGTTATATGAGTGTCCGACTAATTTTTCTGCTGTAGTTACTTTTCTGCTTATTTCTTCTGGTTCAGTTGCTAATAAAGATATTTCTATACAGTTTTATCATCAAGAAGAAAGTTCTTACAGATATCTACTAAGAACATATAGAATGGGTTCTAATAGTGTTTTTGTAGAAATAAGCTCAAACTCCCTATCATTGCATCAAGGCGATAAACTAGTTTGCTTCACAGATAGCACAGGCAACTTTGATGTTAATATCTCTGTAGAAGAATATTTTGACCCAGTAAGAAAACTTTAAATGTTTATTGCTGAGTTTATTCTATGCATAGCTCTAGACTGCAAAGTGTTGAGAGAAGAATATCAGACTGAGTTTAAAGAAGAAATGAAATGTTTGAGACATGCCAAAGCAGTTGCTGTGTCTCTACAGGAAGAATACAACCATTTGCCCACAAAAGTGGCATTTAGATGTATCACTACAAATAAGAGGATTGATGTTTAATGGCTAAAGAACTGACAGACAAACACAAGAAGTTTCTTGATGTTTTATTTGATGAAGCTGGTGGCAATGCCACAGCAGCTAAGCGTCTTGCTGGATTCTCTGATGGCTACAGCACCAGAGAAATCACCAACTTCTTGAAGGAAGAAATTGTAGAAGCCACCCAGCTCTACATTGCAATGAATGCTCCTAAGGCTGCTAGAGCCATTGTCGATGGTATAATGTCTCCCACTGAGCTTGGTATTAAAGAGAAGCTTAATGCTGCTAAAGACCTGCTGGACAGGGCTGGCTTTGTTAAGACAGATAAGGTGCAGGTTGAAACCAACAACGGCATTATGATTTTGCCAGCAAAGGATAGAGTGGAAGAGGATTGATATGGACAGAGGTGTTGGTAAGTGGATATTGCCTCAGCCAGATAACAGAGTGGAATATATACCAATCCCAATGATGGGAACATTGGCTCCATTTGGTTATAAGATAGATGAAGAGAGAGAAGGATGGCTTATTCCCATCCAATCAGAACTAGATGCTTTAGAAAAAGCTAAGAAGCATTTAAAGCAATATGGATTGAGAGCAGTTGCTGCTTGGTTATCGACAGCTACAGGCAGGCCAATATCACACGCAGGACTTAATAACAGATTAAAATATGAGCAGTCGTACAAGAGAAGAGCTAAAGCTTACCGCAAGCTTGCCGAAGGGTACAAAGAAGCCCTTAGGAAGGCCGAAGCGTATGAAAGAAGAGCCAACACAACAACAGAAAGCTACTTCAACTCAGACGAGTACAGCAAAATCAGAAACACCTTCTCTGATTATAGTGACAGAGCCGATAGCTGCTCAGCAAAATGTAATATTCAAGCCTAATGTAGGGCCACAGACAGCCTTCTTAGCAGCCGCTGAAAGAGAAGTGTTATATGGTGGGGCTGCTGGTGGTGGTAAAAGTTATGCCATGCTGGCAGACCCTATTAGATATTTAAATCATCCTCAGTTTTCTGGATTGTTGCTACGCCACACAACAGAAGAACTTAGAGAACTCATTTGGAAAAGCCAAGAGATATATCCCAAGATTTATCCCGGCATCAAATGGAGTGAGAGAAAGATGCAATGGCAAACACCTTCTGGTGCTAGGCTGTGGATGTCATATCTGGATAGAGATGAAGATGTGTTGAGATATCAGGGGTTGGCCTTTAGCTGGATTGGTTTTGATGAGCTAACCCAGTGGCACACCCCTTTTGCTTGGAACTATATGCGTTCTCGCTTGCGTACACCCGCAGCAGATCTGCCTATTTTTATGAGAGCAACAACAAACCCCGGTGGGCCGGGACATGCTTGGGTTAAGAAGATGTTTATTGACCCTTCTCCAGCTAGAAAAGCCTTCTGGGCCACGGACATTGAGACAGGGGAGACACTCTCATACCCCAAAGGGCACAGCAAAGAGGGACAACCTCTCTTTAAACGCCGCTTTATCCCTGCAATGTTGACAGATAACCCCTATCTAGCTGATAGTGGTGACTACGAAACCATGTTGTTGTCTCTTCCTGAGCATCAACGCAAGCAATTGCTTGAGGGGAATTGGGATATTGCAGAAGGAGCCGCCTTTCCTGAGTTTAATAGGTCTGTTCATGTGGTGAATAGCTTTGAAATACCTAAGAACTGGGTTAAATTTAGGGCATGCGACTATGGATATGGTAGTTTTAGTGCTGTTGTATGGTTTGCTGTCACCCCTAGTGAGCAACTTGTTCTATATCGTGAGCTTTATGTTAGCAAAGTGTTGGCAAAAGACCTAGCACACATGATATTGCAGGCAGAAGCTAACGATGGTGGCATCAGATATGGTGTGTTGGACAGTAGTTGCTGGCATAAGAGGGGTGATACAGGCCCATCACTAGCAGAACAGATGATTATGGAGGGTTGTAGGTGGAGGCCAGCAGATAGAAGTGCTGGAAGTAGGGTGTCTGGGAAGAATGAGATACATAGACGCTTACAAAATGACCCATTTACAGAACAACCAAGAATGATTATAACGAGCAACTGCACAAATACAATTGCTCAGCTACCAATCATACCTTTGGACAAGAAAAACCCAGAGGATGTAGATACTAGAGGTGAAGACCACCTGTATGATGCTATTAGGTACGGCGTTATGAGTAGACCCCGTAGTAGTGTGTTTGATTATAATCCCGCTACCAGTGGTAGAACAGGTGTTAAAACAGCCGATCCTGTGTTTGGCTATTAAGGAACAATATGGCAGAGATGAAACCTATGCTTGGTGACAAAACCCTAGCTTTAGACGATGTAAAGAACAAAGAAGATGAGGGAGTGTCTATTGATGGCCTTGTCAGCTATATCAACGAAAGATATACAAGATCTGAAGAGAGCAGGCGTAAGGATGAGACACGCTGGTTGAGAGCCTACAGAAACTACAGAGGACTCTATGGGCCAGATGTTCAATTCACTGAGACTGAAAAGTCGAGAGTGTTTATCAAGGTAACCAAGACTAAAACACTGGCGGCTTATGGGCAGATAACAGATGTGTTATTTTCCAATAACAAGTTTCCCTTGTCTGTTGACCCCACAGTGTTGCCTGATGGTGTGGTTGATAGCGTTAGCTCCGATCCTAAAGGAACACCTTCTCCTAAGACAGGCCCAACAGAGATACCTTATGGAGAAGAAGGTAGTGCCAACATTCCTAAAGACTTCGACTTAGATAAGCTTGAAGAACTCTTGGGGTCTATGAAAGACGATCTCAAAGACCTGCCCAATTTGAAAGAAGGGCCGGGAGCAACCCCCACCTCCATGACATTTAGCCCTGCTATGGTGGCGGCTAAGAAGATGGAGAAGAAGATACATGACCAATTAGATGAGACAGGTGCTTCTAAACACCTGCGCTCTACAGCTTTTGAGATGGCTCTGTTTGGTACTGGTGTTATGAAGGGGCCGTTTGCCACCAATAAAGAATATGCCAATTGGGGTGAAGATGGTACATATAGTCCTTTGATTAAGACAGTGCCAGAAGCTGCCCATGTTTCTCTCTGGAACTTCTATTGGGATCCTGATGCCAACAACACTGATGAGTGTCAGTATGTTATTGAGCGTCATAAGATGAGCAAGACAAAGCTTCGTGCTTTGAAACAACGCCCATATTTCAGAGGCAATGTTATTGACCAACTCATTGATGAAGGTGAGACATACACCAAGAAATATTGGGAAGACGATCTAAGAGACTATGCTCCCAACTTTGGTGTTGAGCGTTTTGAAGTGTTGGAATATTGGGGCAATGTAGATATTGAATTGCTCCAAGAGAATGACATCATCATTCCTGATGACATGCTCAATGCTGGAGAACTCCAAGCAAACATTTGGTATTGCAATGGAAAGATATTGAGACTTGTGCTCAATCCATTCAAGCCTGCAAAGATTCCCTATTATGCTGTGCCTTACGAATTAAACCCCTACTCTCTAGCAGGTGTCGGTGTTGCCGAAAATATGGACGATACCCAAACCCTAATGAATGGTTTTATGCGTATGGCTGTGGATAATGGGGTCTTATCTGGAAACCTTGTCTTTGAAATTGATGAGACAAACTTAGTGCCGGGACAAGACTTGTCTGTCTATCCCGGTAAGGTGTTTAGAAGACAAGGTGGTGCTCCCGGTCAAGCTTTGTTTGGAACAAAGTTTCCTAATGTGGCAGCAGAGAATATGCAACTGTTTGATAAAGCAAGACAGCTTGCTGATGAATCAACTGGTATGCCTTCCTTCTCTCATGGACAGACAGGTGTGTCTGGTGTTGGAAGAACAGCAAGCGGCATCAGTATGTTGATGAATGCTGCCAGCGGAAGCATTAAGACAGTTATTAAAAATCTGGATGACTATCTCCTTGGCCCTCTTGGTCAAGCTTTCTTCAACTTCAATATGCAATTTGACTTTGATAAGCAAATCAAAGGAGACTTGGAAGTTACCGCCAGAGGCACAGAAAGCTTGATGGCTAATGAAGTGAGAAGCCAACGCTTGATGCAATTCTTACAGATTGCTAGTAGCCCAGCCCTAATGCCTTTTGCTAAGTTTCCATACATCATTAGAGAAATCGCAAAGAGCATGGACTTAGACCCAGAGAAGGTGACTAACAACATGGATGAGGCTATGCGTCAAGCAGTGTTGCTGCAACAGACACAGCCTGCCCCTGCCCCTGCCGCTGGTGGACAGCCCCCACAAGGCGTTGCTGGGCCTCCCGGTGTAGCTGATATGACAGGTGGTGGCGGTGGTAACATTGGTGTTGGCGCACCGCCTTCACCAGAGATGCAAGGATTTAGTGGAAATGAGCAACAAGCCGTACCTCCCCAAGCTTAAACCCTTAGTAAATAACAATTTACAGTGGGATGCTTTTGTGGAAATGTTAGACAATGAGATTGATAGTCAGCATAAAAAGCTTGAACAGTCTAAAGATGTTCAAGATATTTACCAATCTCAAGGAGCCATTAGTGCTCTGCGTAGACTTAAATATTTAAAGGATGAGATAAATGCTCAGCAATGATACACAACGACTTTTCGCAGAAGGCGGCATGCCTGATGAAGGTGGATCAACTGATCCTGTTAGCGGCAATCAAGTGCCTCCCGGTGCTATGCAAGAAGAAGTGAGGGATGATATTCCTGCACAACTGAGCGAGGGTGAGTTTATTTTCCCTGCTGATGTGGTGCGTTATATTGGCCTTGAGCGTTTGATGAAGATGAGAGATCAAGCTAAGAAAGGCTTGAAGAGAATGGAAGAGATTGGTCAAATGGGCAATGCCGAAGAAGTGGAAAACCCAGAAGCACCAATGGAAGATGAGCAATTTTCCTCAACCATTGATGAGATTATGGGAGAGACAGAGAATGAACAAGAATATGCATATGGTGGTGATGTTTCTTTTGCTAGACCAGCTATGCCAGCAATGCCTGCTGTACCAACGCCAGAGCCATTTGTCTTCAATGAAAGCCAGTTAAATAATAATCTGGCTGGTATGCTTGGCATCTCTCCAGACTCACAGCCGACAACAATGCCCCCAGCAGAAGCACCCAAGATGGGTATGGAGACACCCACAATGGGTATGGCTAAAGGTGGGCTGGCTAAGCGTAAGAAGAAGTAAGATATAATAAAGATATCTCCTCCTGTGGTGGGCAGGGAAGATGCTAAATAATATACCCACCATCATTGGCTACTTAATTCCCCAGCATTGGCTGGCTTACAATTAGCCCCAACTTAAAAAGGTTTATATGTCCGAAGTTGTTTTAGATAAAAAAGAAGAAGTTAAAGTTTATTCTGGTTTTAGCAAACGAAATGCTAATCAAGAAAAGATTGAACAAGAGGAAGCTGAGCTTAAAGTCTTGCAAGAAGAGAATAAAGATGGTGAGAAAGCTAAAGAAGCTGAACCAGAAAGCGCAGAAGAGCGCAGCTTTAAGAAGCGTTATGGGGATTTGCGGAGACATTCTCAACAACAACAAACCCAGCTTCAAAGCCAAATTGATGAGCTAAAGCAACAGCTTGAACAAAGCACCAGCAATCAAATCAAGCTACCTAAATCAGAAGAAGAACTCGCTGAATGGGCAAGACAATATCCTGATGTGGCAAAAATTGTAGAAACAATTGCCATCAAGAAGGCCAAAGAACAAACAGAAGCTCTTGATCAGCGCCTTAAATCTCTGGATGAGCGTGAAGCTTTGACAGCTAAAGACAAAGCTGAGGCTGAATTGCTGCGTATGCATCCCGATTTTGATGAGATTAGGGACGATGATGAGTTTCATAACTGGGTGGATGAGCAGCCTAAGTGGGTGCAGCAAGCCCTGTATGAGAACGATACAGACGCTAGGGCAGCAGCTAGAGCCATTGATCTGTACAAAGCAGACAAGAAGATTGCTACAAAGAAGAGCACAGGCAACAGAGATGCAGCACAAAGTATTAATACTAGGGGCGGTAGATCTGCTCCTTCTGGTGAAGACAAAGATGGTGTGATTTATGAATCACAGGTGAATAAGATGTCTTCACAGGAATATGAAAAGTATCAGGAAGAAATTGGTAAAGCAATTAAGTCTGGTAAGTTTGTATACGATTTGAGTGGTAACGCTCGTTAAAGCTTGATCTATAAGTCAACTATTGCTGTTTAATACTAAGTTGTTGACAAATAGATCAATCATGGTATAACTTTGAACATAGGCCACTTAGGTGGTCTTGTTCTACACCGATTAAAGCCGTCATATGCAATGACCACCTTTAGTCAAAATTAGAAGACTCGTAACGCAAAGCAAGTAAACTGTCAGAATTACCTGTAAGTTTATTAGCCTGTATTGATGATGAGGGCACTTGTCACTGATACACACCTAATAATGTCAGCCTCTGTAGTTGTGTGAGCGTATTTAATTATATGCCCTATCAATATCTTAGGAGGATAAATCATGGCATTTCCGAAAGCAGCGGGTTATAATAATCTGCCCAATGGGAACTTTAGTCCCGTAATCTATTCGAAGCAAGTTCAGCTTGCTTTCCGCAAAGCTTCTACTGTTGAAGCTATCACTAACAGCGACTATTTTGGCGAGATTGCCAACATGGGCGACTCTGTTAAAATCATCAAAGAGCCTGAGGTTTCTGTTCAGTCTTATGCCCGTGGTACACAAATCACTGCACAAGACCTGAATGACGAAGACTTCACCCTTGTTGTTGATCAGGCTAACTACTACGCCTTCAAGATCGATGACATTGAGGCTGCTCACTCCCATGTAAACTTCATGCAGATGGCTTCTGATCGTGCAGCTTATCGCTTGCGTGACCAGTATGACCAAGATGTGTTGGGTTATTTGTCTGGTTTCCAGCAGTCGGCTAAGCATGCAAATGCTGGCACGGCTCGTACCACTTTCCCCGGCACCAAGGCTTTGTCTGAGGCAGGTTCTAACGAACTGTTGTCCAGCATGCAGTTGAGCCGTCCCAACTTTGGTAACTTGACCTCTGGTGGTTCTGCTGGTGATTCGATTCCTTTGGCTCCTCGCTACCCCGGTCAAACTGGCGCTTCAACAACGCTCGTTTCTCCCTTGGCAGTGATTGCTCGTATGGGTCGCTTGTTGGATCAGCAGTTTGTTGACACACAAGGTCGCTGGTTGGTCGTTGACCCCGTGTTTGTCGAGTTGCTGAAAGACGAAGACAGCCGTTTGTTGAATGGTGACTTCGGTGGTGCTGGTTTGCAGAATGGTTTGATCCTGAACAACCTGCATGGTTTCCGCATCTTCGTTTCCAACAACCTGCCAAAGATTGGTACTGGCGCTGGCACCACTGGTGCTTCTGCTCAGTCTTCTAACTTCGGTGTGATTGTTGCTGGTCACGACTCTGCTGTTGCAACTGCTCAGCAAATCACCAAGACAGAAACCTATCGTGACCCCGATAGTTTCGCTGACATCGTGCGTGGTATGCACCTGTATGGTCGCAAGATTTTGCGTCCTGAGGGCATCGTCACTGCTAAATATAACGCTGCTTAAGGAGAACATAAATGGCTACTGTTGATGTTTCTAGCGGTATCAATGCCGCTACCCACCCAAGCCGTGCTGTCCGCAGCATGCCTTATGTAGTTGAGACAACCCTCAACTTTGCTACTGCCACCACAACCAAAGGCTCTGCTCTTGCTGCTGCCGATGTGTTGCAAGTGTTGGACATTCCCGCCGAAACATTGATTATCAATGCTGGCTACGAAGTCACTGCTGCCATCACTGGCGATGTAACTTTGGATGTGGGTGTGACTGGCATTGATGCTGATGTTTTTGTAGACGGTGCAACACTGGCTGCTGCCACTTCTGTTGGGGCTTATGCTCAAAACGCTGCGGCTTTCCAGCCTGTTGTGATTGGCGACACTGCTGACACTCTGGATGTGTTGATCGCCACCTCTACCACGGCTGTGTCTGCTGGCACCATTCGTGTGTGGGCTGTGTTGGTTGATCTGAATGGTCGTGCTGGCCCTGCCTCAGTTGACCGTGAACAGTTGGCTTAAAAGCTAACTAAACCAAGGGGCAGCTTCCACAAGAGGTTGCCCCTTTTTTGTTTATACACAGAAAGATATTGCAATGGCTATCACTTCTGCTCTTTGCACAAGTTTCAAAAAAGAATTGCTTGAGCGCAAGCATGACTTCAATTTGACTAGTGGGCATACTTTTAAGATTGCTCTCTACACTTCATCTGCTACTCTTGGTGCTTCAACCACAGACTACACAACTTCCAATGAAGTGGTAGGCACTGGTTACACCGCTGGCGGTATTGCCCTTACAAACATTGACCCAACTTCTAGCGGCACTACAGCCTTTGTAGACTTCGCTGATGCCACTTGGGCTAGTGCCACCATCACTGCTGCTGGTGCTCTCATCTATAACACCACCACTGATGGTGGAACAGGTACTACCAATGCTGTAGCTGTCATCTCTTTTGGTGGAGACAAGACATCTACCAATGGTGATTTTGTTGTTCAATTCCCCACAGCAGACGCAAGCAACGCCATCATTCGTATTGCTTAAGGAGTCGTAGATGGCTACGACTACAAGGTCTGGAGCTATCTATAGCATAGGTGTCTATGGCACCTCTCGCTATGGCATAAGCAATGTAGCTTATGTGCCAGATGGTGTGCAAGCTTCTGCCACTAGCGATAGTGGTGTAGTCATTTCAGGCGATTCCAACCATGTGGTTGTCAGCCTAGTAACTCCTGCTTCTGTTGGTAGTGTTGGTGTAGTTGGTGTGGCTGTCACCAGCCTTGTTGGTGTGTCAGCCACAGGCTTTGTAGGCACCAATTTCACATTTAGTTTAGCTTGTAAGTTCACACCCTCAGGAGTGGCCTCTACAGGCTCTGTAGGCAGCGTAACTGTGTTGGCTAAGGCCACAGTATTGCCAACAGGTTTAGCGGCTTCTGGAGCCTCTGGTAGCGTTTCTGTTGTGGCTAAGGCTGTGGCAGCACTCACTGGTGTATTAGCTACTGGTTCTGTTGGTACAGTTGAAGTAAGAAGTATTAATAGAATACCAGTTGATGGTGTTTCAGCCACTGGCTCTGTTGGTAGTTTAGTAGTAGTAGCTAAGGCTAATGTTGCTTTAGTTGGTGCAGGGGCAATAACAAGTGTTGGAAGTGTTGGTGTGGTGGCTAAGAGCAGCTATGCTGTTTCTGGCTTAGAAGCCACAGCTTCTTTAGGCACTGCTGTTGTAAGAGATAATGCTAGGCCAACCTTTGATGGGTTGGTAGCAACAGGAAATATTGGTACAGTATCTGTTACAACTAAAATATTCGATTATAATGCTGTAGCTGCTTTATATGATAGAAGCCGTGCAGTGTTGGTAGAGAGAAGATCTACAGCTATTGAGAGAACAGCAGCGGTAAGTTTTGTGGATAGGAAGGTGTATGTTGAAAGACAAACAACATCACCAGAAAGAAGTTCAGTGGTAGAACTATTACCAAGAAGAGCTTATATGTATAGAAAAACTTCTTCCTCTGATAGAAGTGTTTTAGTTGCTTAAGGAAACTTATGTCGTTTAGATGGCCTAACAAAGACCCAGATGAGACATTAGACTACAGTGTTGATTGGTCTAGATGGCTTAATGGGGCAACCATTTCCACTGTGGTGTGGTCTGTTGATAATTCTTCAGGTGTGAAGACAGCCATCACATCTGGCACCACTGTTAATGGCATTCAGAATGTTTCTCAAACAATTAGTGGTGGTGTCGCCACTATCAATTTAGGGCTTGGCACTGCCAACACTGAATATAAATTTTATTGCACTATGTCAGATAGCAGTGGTAATGTGGCAGAGCGTGTCATCAGGCTGCGAGTGAAAGAACAATAATATGGCATACAACTATTTAGACCTTGTTAATGAAGTGAATAGAAGGCTCAATGAAGTTGAGCTTACTTCTTCCAACTTTGCTTCAGCCGTTGGTTTCTATGCTCACAATAAAGATGCTGTTAATGCAGCCATCAGAGACATCAATCATGTTCATTATGAGTGGCCTTTCAATCATGTGCTGGCTGAGGAAACCCTCACAGCAGGAACAATCAGATATGCCTTCCCCAGTGATGCCAACACCATCGACTTTGACACCTTCCGCATTGAAGAAAATGCCACTTTTGGTAATGCCACAGTGAAGCTAACCATCTTGTCTTACGAAGACTACTTGTCTAGATATATTGACCACGAATATACAACAGACTCTTCAAAGAGAGAAGTGCCTTCCTTTGTGTTTCATGCTCCTAGCTTGGAATATGGTGTGGTGCCTGCACCTAATAACGCATACACAGTATATTATGAATATTACAGAGTGCCTGTAGACTTGTCTTCATATTCAGATGTACCTTCCATTCCAGAAAGATTTAGGCATGTGATTATTGATGGTGCTATGGCATATGCATATATGTTCAGAAGCAATGAACAATCTGCTGTAATGGCTAAGAATAAATTTGATGAAGGTATTAAGAGAATGCGTTCCATGCTTGTGAACAGATATTCTTATGTACGCTCTGGGATGATTAACACCACACAAGCTTCTGCTTTTGGGGACAGGGTTAAGTAATGGCTGACGCTTGGCAAACATATCCTTTTGAATTTAAGGGAGGACTCATTTCCTCCCTTTCTCCACTTCAACAAGGAACCAATGCTCCCGGCAGTGCTAGAACACTAAAGAACTTTGAGCCTTCTGTAGAGGGCGGTTATAAAAGAATTGAAGGCTTCACTAAATATGATAGTGCCTTTGTTCCTGCTTATGGCTTTCCTAAGGTGCATGGCAGTGGTCAGACAGGCACAACCCTTGTCTTAGGAAACATCTTCACTGCTCCTGTTGTCGGCGGCACCCTCACTATTGCAGGTGTTACAGGCACATACACCATTGCCGCTGGCGGTGTTACATATGACAGCACAAACAAAAGAGCAACATTAACTCTCACAGCCTCTATGGCTAGCAGCCCTGCTGATTTGGCTGCTGTCACCTTCACCTCTCATGCAGGCACAGTTAAAGGTGTTGCTGCTTGGGAAGATGAGGTGATTGCTTATAGAAGTAATGACCTATACAAATCAACAGGTAGTGGCTGGGTAAAGCTCAATGTTCCTTCTTATGGCACAGTGTTGGTTAATGGTGGTGCTCAGACAGGAGCTAGTTTAATTGTAGATGGATTGACAGATGCTCCAAAGGCTGGAGACACATTCACAATTTCTGGTGTTGAGAAAGTCTACACTGTTTTGTCTAATGCCACAGTGACAAGTGGTGGAGCCACATTAAGCATCAATCCTTCTTTGGCTTCTAGCCCTGCTGATAATGCAGCCATCACATGGCTCACAGCCAACTACACTGGCGGCACTAAGCTTAGAACAGAGAAATATAGAATGAGCAGCACTGACAAGATTGTTGGTGTTGATGGTGTTAACTATCCCTTCATTTGGGATGATGCTGCCTTCTCTCTTATTAATGATGCCACCACTGACTTGCTTGGTGCTACTTTTGTAGTTTCTTTTAAAAATCATTTGTTCTTTGCTAAAGACGATCAAGTTATTTTCAGTGCTCCATACACAGACACTGACTTCTCTCCTGCCACAGGAGCAGGTGTCATTGTTGTCGGTGGCACCATCACTGGACTCATTGTATTTAGAGAAGCCTTGATCATCTTCACAGAGCGCACCATCAATCAAATTACAGGTAGTGCAATCTCTGACTTTGTATTACAACCCATTACAAGAAAAGTTGGATGTGTGGCTAGTGACACCATACAAGAGGTGGGTGGTGATGTGATGTTTTTAGGCCCAGATGGCTTACGCTTGCTGGGTGCTACAGACAGAGTGGGTGACTTCAACTTGGGGCTGGTTTCTAAAACAATTCAAAAAGAAACCACAGAGCTTATCTCTTCTAACAGCAGCTTTGCCAGTGTGGTGATTAAACAGAAGTCGCAATATAGGCTGCTTGGTTATAGTGCTAACATCACTGCCAACAGTGCTAAAGGCATATTAGGCACACAGATGGCTGGAGATAATACATCTTCTATTGCTTGGGGTGAGACAACTGGTATTAAGGCTTATGTTGCTGATGGCTATTACTTAAACCAGACAGAAATAATTGTGTTTGCCCATGATGATGGATATGTATACAGGATGGAAAGTGGTAATAGCTTTGATGGTGCAAACATTGTGGCTTCTTTTGCCACTCCCTACATACACATCACTGACCCTAGAGTGAGGAAGACATTCTATAAGATGTTTCTCTATACCAACCCTCAAGGTAGTGTAACCACCTCTGTCAAATTGAAGCTAGATTTTGATGACTTTGGAAGCATTCAACCAGAAACCATCACCCTGTCTAACAATACAGGAAGTGTAGGCTTTTATGGTACAAGCACTGCAA